GATGCACAAAAAACACATGATACTATAATTGTAACTGAAGGACAGTTTGATGCACTACAAATGGGAGGTGTGGCACTAGCAGGTAATACACCAAACAATATACAATGTAAAATAATAGAAGAGTTAGATAAACAAATAGTGCTTCTTCCAGACTTTGATAAAAGTGGTATGGATACTGTGAACGTAGCAATAAAACGTGGCTGGGCAGTAAGTTTTCCTGAATGGGAAGATGATATAAAAGATGCCAGTGATGCAGTCGTGCGTTATGGTAGATTGTTTACTGTAAAGAGTGTGTTAGAAAGTATAGAAACAAATGCAACAAAAATTAAAATACTTGCAAAAGCAAGATGTAGATAGTATAATAAAGGAACGTAATGATAAATTTTACACATAAGACAGCAGGACTTGTATTCGCCGGCTTGGGCGTATACTTTTTACAATTGGATTTGCACAATGATATGCATCACGGAAACATGTTGTTAGGATTAAGTGAGATGACATGGATGTGGCTTGCAATGGCGGCAGTGCATTGGCTGTTACCAGAATGTAGATGTAAAGGAAAAACATGAGCGAAGATTATAGCACAGAACTACAGAAGCTGTACATTGATTTCTTGTTAGCAGACAAGGATCTTTTTGTGCGGTGTAATGCTATACTAGAAAGCAGTTACTTTGATAGGCAATTCAGAGATACTGTTGACTTTATAAAGAAACATGTTGAAGAATATAGTGATGTCCCCATGCTAGAACAAGTAAATGCAGTGGGCAATATTGGCGCAAGTGATGTTCGAGCAACAATGACAGACGAACACAAAAACTGGTTTATGGATAACTTTGAACAGTTTTGCAGACACAAAGCACTAGAAGCGGCAATACTACAAAGTGCTGATAAACTTGAAAACAAAGAGTATGGCACAGTAGAAGGTATTATCAAAGCCGCAACAGAAATTGGATTAGCTAAAGACTTTGGTACAAACTATTGGGAAGATCCAGCAGGACGTATACAAACAATCAAAGACAGTAGAGGTCAAAACAGTACAGGCTGGATGACATTTGATAAGTTTTTGTATGGTGGATTTAATACAGGTGAGCTTAATATCTTTGCAGGAGGTAGTGGTAGTGGTAAGAGTTTGTTTATGCAAAACTTGGCACTGAACTGGGCATTGCAAGGAAAGAACGTTGTATACATTAGTTTAGAACTTAGTGAAGAACTGTGTAGTATGAGACTGGATGCTATGCTTACTGGTATGGGTACCAAAGACGTAATGAAAAATGCAAGTGATGTAGAGTTGCGTGTTAAAATGGCAAGTAAAAAGGCAGGCGGTTTACAGATTGTACAAATGAAAAATGGTTGTACAGTAAATGATATTAGAGCATATCTCAAAGAGTTCCAAATACAAAACAACATTAAGGTAGATGCACTATTAGTTGACTACTTGGATCTTATGATGCCAATTACAGTAAAAGTAAATCCAAATGACCAATTTATTAAAGACAAATTTGTTAGTGAAGAATTGCGTAATCTAGCAATTGAATTGGGCATATTGTTTGTTACTGCTTCGCAGTTGAATCGTAGTGCAGTTGATGAGATTGAATTTGATCATAGCCACATTGCAGGTGGTATAAGTAAGATTAATACAGCAGACAATTTGATTGGTATTTTTAGCAGTAGGGCAATGCGTGAGCGTGGTCGAGTGCAGATACAGTTTATGAAAACCAGAAGTAGTAGTGGTGTTGGGCAAAAGCTGGATCTTAAATTTAACATAGATAGTTTGCGTATTGAAGACTTAGACGAGGACGAACAAGAAGATACAAGTACAACTAGCATTTATCAAAAATTAAAAACAAAAAGCAGTGTAGCACCGGCAGGCGAAAGTGTTACAGAAAATAATATGGATGCAAGTCCACAAGTAGATGCAACAGATAGACTAAAGAGCTTATTGAGGAAAGCAGATTAATGAAGATCAGAATAGCAACTAGAAAAGAACTTAAAAAACATTTGCGAAATGATCCAGTTAGACCACACATCAAAGCCGACTGGCGTACTTCTTACGGTAGAGAAGTATTTGTGTTGGATAACAACGGAGATATTGATGCAGTGCTTTGTGTAGCATACACAGACGAAGTACCAAAATGTGAAAAAGACATGAGTACTCCGGGTTTAGACGTAGCAGTATTTTATACTGTATGGAGTTACAATAAAGGTGCTGGTAGAGAAATTATTATGCAGGCTCTGGATTTAGTAAAGTCTCAAAAACCTATGGTAGAACGATATGTTACACTAAGTCCACTTACTCAAACAGCAACTAGATTCCATCAACGCAATGGTGCTATTAACATTGGTATACATAAGGATTGTCAGAACTTTGAATATTTTTAAAAAGAAAATTGCTGAAGCAAAGGTGCTGTGTACCTTATCCTTTATTATTTGTTATGTTGAACTACAAACACGGTGTATAAAAAGTGAGTCATTAGTATGAGCCTGTGTTTTGCCTGTAATTTGTGTTTGCATGCCATTGATGATTTTGCTCTTATTGTTAATGGGTCCTATGTTCATTATAATCTCCCTGCAACTGCCATAAGTGCTAGTCACCAATGCTCCAGCAATGATATTTACTAAATACTACTAAGATGAAGCGTAAAACAAGATCAATTTTGGAAGAAATAAATGCAATGGCACCTAAGCGTGACACTAAGCATGTTGTTGAGTCCAATGGACAGCAAGTTATTCAAACTGCTATAAATTTGATAAATTTAATAAACGAAAGCTTCGATGTTGAAACAGCATCGGATTTGAACAAACGATTAATAAATGCAATCAGAACAAAGGATCCTAAAAAGTTCGCTCGTGGTATTGGAAAAGTAAATGAAGATCAAAGAAATACTAAGCGGTACTAAAAAACGTTTAAAGCGTGGTAGTCGCAAAAATCGCCGCAAAGGCAAGAGTTTACTAGCAAAACTCAAAGAAGGCGGCAATATCTTTCCGGATAGTGTGAGCTTTGACCACGCTAAGATTCCAGCACTAATGAAACAAATCAACAGTGTGCTTGCTAAGACAGGAAGCAAGGCTATTCCAATTGGCAGTGGTGCAACACCTACCAAAGGAAAAATAAGCGGTGACTTAGATATGATAGTTGATATGGATCAACTAAAGCAACACTTTAATATGGAAGATCAAAAAGATCCAGTTATTAGAAAAAAGCTAAGACAAGTATTTGACCTAGCAGGATTTAATACAGGGCAAAGTGGTACCAGTGTACATGTTGAAGTACCCGATGGTGGGCAAACACACCAAATAGATATTATGGTTGTACCTAATGCAGAGAATGCGGCAAAGTTTCATACTCACAGTATTCCACAAGGTAGCAAATTCAAAGGTGTAAACAAAATGATTACACTTGCTAAATTAGCAAAGGACCAAAACATGTTATGGTCACCTTACCAAGGATTGTTTAGCAGAGATGCAAATGGTAAGAAAGCTGATTTAATATCTAGTAATATCGATGAGATAGCAAGAACATTATTAGGCCCTAATGCCTCAGGAAAAGATATAGGCAGTGTCGAAGCTATTGTGGCGGCATTGGGTAAAGAAAAAGGTGATGCATTGCTAGCAGATTTGCGTAGTGATCCAAATTGGAAAGAGCTTGAGTAATGAGAGCAAATCAATTTCTAACTGAAGCTACCACTAAAGGTAGAGAGTACAATCATTTAGAAGACCTAGTTACATTTGAAGGTAGCAAAGGCGCACTCAAAGCCGCAGAGATACTAACACGACTAGGACAAGATTCCAAAGATGTTAGCATCAAGTGGGACGGCAATCCAACTATATTTTGGGGAAGAGAACCAGACGGTCAATTTGTAATGACTGGTAAAAATGGTTGGGGCAAAAACAAAACAACCAGTAGTGGACAACTACAAGACTTTATTATGAATACAGGCAAAGGCGAAGATTGGCGTAAAGACTTTGCTGGAGAAATGGCAGGAGTGTTTGAGATACTAGAAGCAAACACACCAGCTGACATGAAGGGATATGTATACGGTGACTTACTGTATACTCCACGCAAGCCCGTAACAAGTTCACAAGAGGGCTTACAGTTTACACCTAACAAAGTTACATACACTGTTGACCCTGCAAGTGCTTTAGGCAAGCGTATAGCGGGCAGTACATTGGGTGTAGTGGTACACACATACCATGATGCATTTGGAGATAAGACAGGTACTCCAATCAAAGACACAAAGAGTATCAATAGTAATGCGGTAGTTGTACTAGGGCAAACATATGTAACACATCAACCCAAAGTTGATACAAGTGCAGTTCAGGATATAGTTAGTACGGCAAATGCGAACGCACAAATAATAGACAATTGGTTAAAGCCGGAACAGGGACTGAGTAGAAAAGATGCAATACTCTATAACTATGTTAACCAAATGACCAAAGCAGGTAAGTTAGACCAACTCAGGACAGGATTTTATGATTGGCTAAAAACCAGCAAGGTCAGCCAAGGACAGCAAGCAAAACTTATGGCAGGAGATGATAAAGGTCTTAATGCTATATTGGATCTTGTTGTTAAAATACAAAATATGAAAAATGATCTTATTGATCAATTAGATAACTCAGGTGCTGATGTTACTGCTACAACAGGCGGTGAACGTGGCGGTGAAGGCTATGTCGCAACTAGGGATAAAATTAAATTGGTTCCTAGACATAGATGGACGCCCAATTAAACTTATACGAAAAACACATAAAGAAGAAGTTTATGAAGATGGCAACTATATAGTCAAAAAAACTTTGCCCAATGAGTTTAGATCTCGCAATGCGTTTGACTTTGAAACTTACAAGCGTTTTCAACTAGAATATCCTTGGTGTGTAAAAGTATACAGTTATGAAGACGATGTTATTGTAATGGATAAAATTGAAGGACATACATGGGACGAATTTCATCAATACGCTACCAAAGATCAATTATGGAATGTGTGTGTTAAGTTTAGAAATGAAACAGTAAAAAACTTTCTTGACTTTGCAGGGTCTGATTATATAGATCCAAATCAACATATATTCTTTAACGGTGATGCAAAGCATGCCAATTTAATCATGCAAGGAGATAAACCTATGTTTATAGATCCAGACAGTTTTAGATTTGAGACATGGGATCGATTTATCTTAAAGATAAATGAACATAATACCGAGTGGTTTAATCACTACTTGCTCAGAGCTCATAGGAACTAGACAAATTAAATTAATACACAAAAAAGATAATAGAGAAGTCTATGAAGATGGTAACTACATCATTAAAAAGACTGCACCAGATGCTTTTAATTTTGAACGCTATGAAAGGTTTCAAAAGGACAATCCGTGTTTTGTAAAAGTACACAGTTTTGATGATGGTGTAATTGTTATGGACAAAGTTGAAGGTATGATGTTTAACGACTATGCTAAAACTCCAACAACAACCGTTGATAATTTATGGTATATTTGTTTTACACATAGAACAGCATTATACAAAAGATACTTTGATTTTCATGGCAAAAGAGATATACATTGCTGTGAACCGATATTTTTTCATGCTGATGGTGTACCAGGTAATGTAATTATAGACAATAATAATAAGCCAACATATATAGATCCTGATGGGACAATTCAGATACGATGGGAAATGTTTTTACAAAAAATTACCGAACATCATTTCGTATGGCAAAATGACTACACATATTATGCTCATAGATTTCCTGCAACTGAAATGGAAAAATGGGGCAAGTCACTAAGTGAGTTAGGATATAAATAGTATTATGGAACAAAAGTACACAGCAAAACAATGGTCAGAGATCGAAGGAGGACATACAATGTCTGAAGAATCAAAGTCACAGTATGGTTTTATTGGTGATATAATGGAAAGTAGAATGTTCAGAAGCAAGAGTCGTGTAGAAGGTAGTAATGCTAGAGATATGGCTGACTTTGCAATGATGAATATGCTCGCACTATACATACTCAGTAATGAATACGACTTTGCTCCTGTAGCACAAGACTATGCAAAACGTACAATGGCATATGGAAACTTTAACACATATAGAGCTAGTGGTACTGATCTCAATGTTGCACTCACAGCCGTAAAAAACGGTATGGCAGATGCAGGTGACAAAAACCAATTACAAAACTCAAGACTAGATTTTAATGAAACAAAAATTAAAGCATTCTTAAACACAATCAAAGCTGGCAGAAAACCGATGAGTGTGCCTAGTTTCTTTATGAAACTAGAACGTGACTTGGATATACAAAACAGTAACTATAGAAGCATTAGGAGATTGGCACAAGATTGGCCAAGACTAAACGTAATGCAAAAACAATTGGTAATTACAAGAATGTTACAGTTCTTTAGAATGAAAGCATTGCGTAGTGAGCTGTACAGTTACATCAGAGATATGAGTAGAAGTCAAGGACTTGAAGCTAAGAATGCACACAACGCAGAAGGTGCGCCTAAAATGCGTGGTGCTGATACACTTGCAAAGATGGCAACAATTGGTGCCGCCGCTGTTGGTGGTTATGCACTTGGTAAGTCAATTGGCAAAATGGGCTTATCAGGTTTTGATAATAAACGACAAAGGTTTACTAAGAGCGATCCAACGAGCGGTAAATGACCAACTATGTTGCATATACGTTAGTCGACATTTCTAATACTAATGAAACTAAGATACAAAGAAACAAATTACATTTCTTTCAACAACAGAACTTAAACACACTAATACAAACAATAGGCTTGCGTAGTCAGCCATTGGACATTGAAGTTTTGCCGTTAATGGCACAAGATGTAGTAAAATTTGGCTTCGGAAAACAGTATCAAGGACTACATACAGTATGGAAATTACAGTTTAGTATCGAACATGGGGGTGCAATAGAGAATATGAACAACTTATTAGCTGATTGCAACGGAATACCCATATACACTGGTTTAGAAGAGACTGCCGAAATTAGTAGCAAGTGCTTTGAAACAGTTGGTCCAGTTAACGTGTGCTTTAAAAAGCACACCGATGTACGCTAAATATCTCTAGTAAAGGCACACACATTGGCACACACAGGCTCCGTCAAAATTCCAACACTTTCGACCCGTCAAATTTACTTAACTGTCAAATTTTTGACCATACTGAAAACCAGATAAGTAGTAGTGTAAGAAAGACAAAGGCAAAAACAACACTGGCAAACATAAACTAGACGCTAATATAAATTGCAGTAGCAATAGGAAAAGCAGAACTATGTCAACCACAGAACTTGAACGAACCAATTTAGAAGCCCACGTTGATCTTTGTGCAGAAAGGTACAAGGGATTGGAAACACGTTTGGAAAATGTAGAAAAAGCAGTAAAAGACCTTCACTCAGAAATGAGAAGGATGCATGACGAAAATGTCAAAAACCATCAATCAACAAATAAAATAATGTTAGGTGCCGCGGCTACGGTTGTAGCAGGTATACTATCAACTATTATCGTCTTGATAATGAGTTAAACTTCCGTATAAATACTATTATGAACTTAAACGAGCTTGATAACACAGATGTGGTTGAAGCACAACTAATATGGGCAAGAAAAGGTAGAAGCCTTGTCCGTAAATTTCGTTGTACCGTAGGGCAACGTTCAGGTAGAATTGTCAGCAAAGCAAGTCAATGTAGTGCTCCAATTAATATGAAAGCTCGTATGACATTAAGAAAAACTAAAGCTCGTATGGGTAAGAAGATGGCTCGAAAAGCACAGAGAACTAAAAAGTTTAATCCAGCTAGTAAGGCACTAAAACGTTTGAACAAGAGAAGGTGATCACATGAAAATAATGGATATTATTGACGACAAGTACACAAAGAAAGACACATGGATTAAAGACGGTGTTCTTATGTGTAGTAAAAAATGTTGTGGAACACCTGTAAGCGAATGCTCTTGTGGTCCTGACTGTAAACATTGTGATTGTCATAAACTAAAAGAATCAGGTTATGGAATGCAACGTGGTGTAGCACAAAGCAGAGATGCACAAGATGATGCAATGAACATGAATAAACGAGCAGGTAACCGAGCTATGGATCAAGGAAGAGAACAAAATATAAAAATGGGATCAGCACAAAGACTTGCCAATAAACGAGCAAGAAAGATCCCAACAGGATTACCTAGTAGATTATTAAATCCTCAACAACCACAAGCACCGACGGGACAAGGCTAATGAGAGCAATGGTAACCAAAGGTGGATTGTACACTTGGATCAATGTTAGAGAGAACAAGTTCATTGAAGAAAAGTTCAATGACAATGAATTACTAGAGAAAAAAGATTTAAATGAGAGAGAACAATATATTGCACAAACATTAGTAGGCAGAGGCGTCTTGGATAGAACTGTAGACGGAAAAAATGTAGCATATAAACTTAACATTAATAATTTTACGAGGTAATTATGAATCTAGAAACAAAAGCAATGCAGGACATCTTGTCAAAGCTAAACAGCTTAGATAAAGCTACCAAATTAGTAGCCGAACGTGCTGAAAACGATATTGATCTCAACGTAGCAATAAATCAAACAGTATCAGAAAACAGTGTGAGCGTACAAAATTATAGAATCGATATTACACTACAAAACTTTGGTGGTCAACAAAAAAGATTTTATAATATTTGTGAGGATAATAATATTATTCACAAAGATATTGCACTATTCGAAACAGCAATGGGCATTGTAAAAAACTTAATGCTTAATAAACATGCAAAAGTTGAAGACTTATTAAAAGCAGACCTTGATTACAACAATGCTTTATATGAAGTTTATATGTATAAGACCAAGGCAAGACGTGCAATTAACGAAGATGTTATGTTGGCTAAGATGAGTCAAGCACAAAACAGACTACAAAATGCGAAACAACAAATATTGAAAAAACTATAAATACAATATAAGGAACGGGAATAGAAACATGTATCTAAACGATTTAAATTCAAGTCAACATAATGTAGCAAAGTTGAATAAGATACTATCACAGGCATTTGAACACGATGTAAATTTATCTGCGATGAGTACAGATTCACTTAACAGAATGTTGAATACAACAAATGCTAAAATGACAGCAATCAAAGAGAGCGATCTCAAGTACTGGGAAAATCCACAGTACAACAAACTAGGTTTAATCTCACATCAGATTAATGAATACTTAAATGAAATTGCACCAGTTAGAAGTGATAAGAAGGTAATGAAAAAAGAAAGCACAATGATGGAAGCTGACTTGGATCAAGCTGAGGTATTACTAGCCGCACAGGAACTAGTTGACGAAATGCAAGGTATGGTAGAAGACGTAGCAGAAATGCAAGTCCAGAAACTGATGCCAATTGTAGACGCAATGAAAGAGCAAGTAGGATTTGAGATTGCCGAACAATATAACAATGCCGCAGACTCCGCACTTGGTACACTGCTAGATGCAATGAAAACTGCTAAAAATGCAGTTGAAGATGCAACACTAGCCGCAAGAGGAGAAAAAGTTGCCGCACCAGCCCCAACAGATATGGGCATGGATGATGTAGGTGACGATGCTGGCGAAGAAGCAATGGACATGGACGACTTTGGTGGAGACGCAAGTGAATCAGGTGAAGACAATCCAGTAGGCAGAGAACTTAAAGGTGAAAGTGCTCTAGCAAACATGGAGAACGATGCCCTTGCTGAAAGAGAATTCTTAGAGAAAAAAGACAAGCTCTTTAAAATGGTTGAAAGTGGCAAAATGTCGCAAGAGCATTTTATCAATATCATTAGCGAACTATCCAGTCCAAAGCCTATAAAAACTGAAGGTTCATACGGTAAGAAGAAGAAGAAAAAGATGGCTGAAGCAAATCCATACAAAGCCGCAATGCGTAAGCAAATGGGATTGGCGAAGTAATGTTAATCAACGAAGTTTTGTTTGAAGATCAAGCCGATGTACTTAATGACCTAGAAGAATTACTCACTAGGGCAAAGGCTAATATGAAAACAAAGATACCAACTAATATGGTATTAGCAAAACTTCGTGCAATGGGTTATAGCATAGATATTACTAGTTTAATAGATTTGCTAGCAACTATTACAATAGTTGGCTCCGCTAACAAAAAAGATATCACACTGGATACAGCATTACCCCGTTCCGATGCTGATCCAGAAGATCAGACAGTTAGCAAGATGGCACAAAAACAGATAGATAAGGACATATAAAATGAGTTATAGTATAAATGCAACAAACGCAAGATTATTAGCGAGGGCAGACCTTACTATATTCAATGAAACACAAGCCCTTATGAAACAAGTAATAACAGATGCTGGCAACGGCTTATATCAGACAATTATCAGTGACGGCACTGAAATGACAGAGAGTACACCAACTATTGTAGTAACAGGTAGTGTTGCTAATCCAACCATTACTGCAACACCAACTGTAATACTTGGTGGACAAACAGTTACACTAGGAACAACAGGTACAAGTTTAAATGCAGTTATAGCTGACATCAATGATGCGGCTGTACCAGGTGTTGTAGCAAGCAAAAATGCAACTAACAATCTTGTGATTACATTTACATGCAGTCAGACACTTACATGGACATTTATAGTAGGAGCAGGAACTGCAAACACAGACCTAGGACTTACAGCCGCTACAAATACAGCAACCAATCCTGGTAGTGTAGACTACTATAACTGCTGGCAAGGAAATGCTACTAGCAGACCAAAGACTGATCAGATGAATCAAGTTTTACTATACTTTCAAAACTTAGGTTACACTATTGATCGTCTAAAGAATACCTCAACAGGTAAAACCCTTAAATGGGTAATAAGCTATTAAATTATTAGTTGCAATAGAGAAAACTAGCACAGAGACAAAGTCTTTGTTGATTTGTATTGCACTATCAATTTTACTTGCATATTTTGATCCAAGATGGCAAAGTTTCTCATTGACATCACTATAATTTTCTGCTACATTTAACTATGTTGAAAATTACGTCACCCTATCCTTATAAAGAATTTAAACGCAAAAGTGTAGGCGGTAAACGCCTGTATGAAAATCCTTATGGCGAGCCTGTGCCTAGTGTAACAACTATACTCAGCAAGACCAAAGACATGACACATCTTAATGCTTGGAAAAAGCGAGTAGGTGAAAAGAAAGCACAAGAAATTGTGACCGAAGCCGCAAACGTTGGTACAGTTATGCACGAAATGTTGGAAGCATGGAGTCTTAACGAACAGTACACAGGCAAGAACTTGTTACAAGCTAAAATGATGGCTGAAACTGTTATTAAGAATGTAGAACCAGATATTGGAGAAGTATGGGGTAGTGAGGTAAACTTGTGTTACCCAGGACTATATGCAGGTACCACAGACCTAGTGGGCATATACAAAGGTAATCCTTGTATTATGGATTTTAAACAAACTAACAAACCTAAAAAGCGTGAATGGATTGACGATTATTTTATGCAAGCCGCGGCTTATGCTATGGCACA